TGGAAGGGTCTGCTTTAACGATGGGAGCGCGACGATGGGAGCCATAATTCTCTTTTATTACCTGTTGTGCAATGGCAGTGACTGCAAGGTTGTTCCCTTCGCAGTGACCCGAGAAGCGGCGGCGATCGTGGCGTGCGAGAGCGGCGATGGTTTAAACTACGGAACGTACACACGAAGCGCACGGAGCGCAACGCAGGATGGCGGGCTGTTCCAATTCAACGACGCCACCTATGAGTGGTTGCAAGGACGAACCCACGCCGACACCGACACACCTGCGAATCAGTACGACGCATTCCAACGATTGTGGAACGACGGCAAAGGATGGAAGCACTGGAAATCCAGCAAGCCGTGCTGGTCGCAATGGATGACGGTGAACGCCGACGGGGTTGCGGTATGGGAATGAACACTGCGGAAAGAATTGGAGTTGTGGTCGTGACTGCTTTGGCTATACTTCTGATGTCACAATTCAAACATCAGTCTGATAAAGAATATCGGCGGCCGTGCTGGTCGCAGTGGATGACGGTGAACGACGACGGGGTTGCGGTGTGGAAGTAGTGAAGCACGCGGCGCTGATTGCATTGATGATTATCGGCGTCGCGGTGTTTGTATACTTGGCAGGCTTTGCACGATCTTAGAAAGGCACAAGGATGATTCGTAACGAACGACGATGCCTCAAAGAACAGGCGGCGGAACGGAAAGAGATAAAAGCGCAAGACGAAGCCATTTTGCGTAGAAGAACACCGTTGGAGCGTGCGTTCAAAAGTCTTGAATTTGGTTTGGACGACACTGCGTACTGGCGATTGCCCAGCGGATACCAACTGGTGCTGATGCACGAGTGGTTTGAGTACGAAGACGGATATATTGATTGGCGCACATACGATGTCGATATTCGCGGGTATGGACACATCGACCTGACCGCGTGCCCACTGTACTACCTATACGACCGTGGCTCATTCTCAAATATGAGTAGCGATGACGTCGTAAAACTTGCGGCATGGATAGAGAAATACGCAGCAGACAAAGCAAAGGCAAACCAATGATTCTAAATGACCGCGAGATTACACGGCTCGCCAAAGAGCACGCCATGATTGAGCCCTTCGCCGAAGGAGCGAAGCGACCCGGCGTCATCTCCTACGGGGTGACGTCGTTTGGCTACGACATGCGTGTGGCTGATGAGTGGGTCGAAACCGTTCTGCGAAGTGGTGAAATTATTGACCCGAAGTTTCCGCATCCGGTGACAAAACGCGACGAAACTTTGTACAGCGATTTGCAACCGTTGCAACCGGGCTGGTATTCGCGCAAACTTACGTGGTTCGTGTTGCAACCCGGCGCGTTTGTGTTGAACCACTCCGTCGAGTACTTCCGCATGCCCGAGGATGTCGTCGGTGTGGTCGTTGGCAAGTCAACGTATGCACGGTGCGGGCTCATCGTCAACTGCACACCGATGGAGCCGGGTTGGCACGGACACTTGACCATCGAACTGCACAACGCATCACAGCACGCCATCAAGGTCTACGCCAACGAGGGCATCGCGCAAGTGATGTTCCATCGCGGTGAACGACCAGCGGTGACCTACGCAGACAAGGGCGGAAAGTACCAGGGTCAGACCGGCGTGACGCTGGGGAAGGTGGAGTGATGCCAAGAGGTGAACCGCTCCGCCTCACTGAGGCGACCATGGCGTTGTTGAAGTCCGACAAAGCCGACAAAGAAGTTGCAGCGATACTTGGCATTGCAACAAACACAGTTTCAAGACATCGTTGCGAGTTCGTTGGTCGGCGGCGTGACTACGTCGAGTGGCCAAGCGACCCGGCGTGGTACGAAGTGCGCACGATGCCGGAAATCTGCGAAGCGCTGAACACAAAACACTTTACCGCGTGGTCGCACATCAAGAAGCAAGGCTACACGTACCGCAAAGGACGCTGGGCGACTTCGTTGTTCACGGGCAAACGACCAAGAGCGCAATGGCATAAACCGCTGAAGTATCGCTATCCAGAGTCGCGGTCATTCTGGGAAGCACGCACGGCGAATCAGATGGCGCAAATCATCGGATGCACGCGAGTCAACGCTGCGCAATGGGCGAGGAAGTGCGGCTACGTACTGAAGAAGCAAACACGCCGCATCCCTTGGCCGACCGACGCATCATGGTACGCAGAGCGGACCGCGCAGGAGATCGCCGGCATCTTGATGGTCATCGATGACCAAGTGTACTTGCATGCACGCAAGCACGGATACACAACGAAGCCGCCGGCGCTCTCTCGGTTTGATTGGCGATACGAAAACAAGAATTCCTACAAGAACGCGAGGCGCGGATGAGTTACCCCGAGCAATACGACGAGTTCGCCAAGATTACCTACGAGATGCTCCACATGCACAAAGTGAAGGCGAAGGCATACGGCGCCAACGCAATCGGGGCCACGGGATTCTACGGTATCGTCGTGCGGATGAGCGACAAGGTGCAACGGTTGCTGACGTTATCGACAAAGACGGCGCCGTTGTCCGAGACCATTGAAGACACCCTGCTCGACCTCGCCAGTTACGCCGTGATTGGCGTCGTGTACTTGCGTGGGAAGTGGGGGAAGTAACAAGCCCTTGACAACGTGGCGACAATGGAACTACACGAGGAGAACGACGCATGACTACCCCAGTACCAATACCAAACCCAACAGAACTGCGCATCCCGGGCGGAACCTACACGGCCACGCAAACGTTCGTACAGGTTGACAAAGCGGGTCAATGGTTCGCTACGTCGATGAGTGCGTACGGTGTTCCTGACAAGCAATTCGGCATTCATCTTTGGTACCGTAAGTCACTCAACGCACCGTGGGAACTCATCCAGTTCTACAACGATGCGCACGGCAACCTGACGCCGATTGGCAGTGAGTTGTATTTTATCGTCAACCGCAACAACGGCACGACGTTCATGAACAAAATCAGCCGATGGCAAGGACCGCGCGCATGACCTACGCATACGACCTGCGCCACTGGGCGACCGTCTCGGAGTTTGATAAGCATCTCCATCGCCACGACCCCATTGCAACCGCACCGTGGGCCCGTGGCGTCGTCTTGCATCACACGTGGCGACCATTGCCCAACCAATGGAACGGCGCCATCACAATGAACACGATGAGTAAACGCTACGAAGAGATGGGATGGCGCGGCGGTCCGCATCTCTTCGTCGTCATCGGCGGACGCAATCCGGAACTCGACGGTATTTGGCAAATGTGCCCATTGAACGTCGCCGGTATTCATTGTTCGTCGGTGCCCGGCAACAATACCATGTGGGGCATCGAAGTGGTGGGCGAGTACGACACGCGGCCATGGCCCGACGATCTGCACCGGCTCGTGCGGTCCACAACGTTGGCGCTGATGAATTGGCGCGGTATCACAGTGAGCGCAGCCACGTTAAAGGGACACCGCGAATACCCAGCGGCAAAGAAGACCTGCCCGGGCTCATCTATAAATCTCGATGCGGTGCGCTACGAATTCGCCGCGTATCAGCAGGGGAAAGTATGACCGAGTCAGTCGAAACAAAGTTAGCACGCATCGAAGAAAAGATGGACATGATGTTGCGACGACTTGAGAGCGGCGACGCGAACTTTAAGGAGTTCGAAAAGCGCATCTCGACGTTGGAGCGCCAATTCTACGCGGCGGCCTTGGTTGGCTCGTTGCTGTGGGCGGTGTTTGTCATTTGGTTTCGTGGCCAAGTAGGAGGCTAAGCAATGAAGCGCTGGTACAAATCAAAGACGGTGTGGATTAACGTGTTGTCCTTGGTCGCCATGATACTCGCAACGGTTGCACAGTGGCCCGAGATGAACGACGTCGCACCGCAACTCGTCTACGCACTCGCTATTGTCAACGTGTTGCTTCGCTTCGTGACGTCGGAGTCCGTGCGGTGACTGCGCCAAAGAAGTCACGGCCCTTCGTCGTCAAGGGCGAGCGCCAATCCGACATGATAACCAAGATTCAGCAGGCCGAAGTCTTGGAAGCCATCGAGCGCCTCGGTTTCATGACGGACGCGTGCAAGGTGTGCAACATCAACCGACGCGACCTACTCCGCGCACGCGACGCCGACCCGGTGTTCGCTGCGAAGGTCGAAGAAGCGACACGACGCGGCCGCGAAGTGCGCCAAGAGTTCCTCGAATCCTTGGCGTACAGCATGGCGCCGACAACGCCGGTCATGGTGATGTTCCTGCTAAAGAAACTCGACCCGTCATACAGAGAATCGTACAATGTACACTCCACTACAGGCCCCAACGACTACGTCATTGACCTCACCGCTGACGATCCGGCACCAATCACAGACGTCACCCCAAAAGGCGTTCTGGGCGAGTGACGCGCGGTTTCGTCTGTTCGTCGGCGGCCGTGGCAGTGGCAAGACGCGGGCCGGCGCCGTGGAAGCACTGCGACAGCCCCGAGGCTCCACGGGACTCATTGTTGCGCCGACGTATCCCATGTTGAAACTTGGCGCAATGGAGACAATTCTTCGCTTGGTCGCCAAGGCTGGCATCGCGACGTCGTGGAACAAGTCAGATATGGAACTTCGTTTGCTCGGTGACCGGCGCATCATCTTTCGCAGTGCGGATAACCCTGACCGGCTCCGAGGCGCTAACGCTGGATGGCTTTGGCTCGACGAGGTCGCCATGATGGACCGCGACATTTGGCCGTTGAGTATCGCAACGCTTCGTGAATCGCCAGGTCGGGCTTGGATGAGTACGACGCCACGCGGCAAAGATTGGGTCTATGAGTTGTTCGCCGGCAATCATCGCGACTACGCAACGATACGAAGCAAGACGACGGACAACACGTTCCTCGATGACACCTTCGTTGCCACGCTCAAAGAATCGATGACATCCGAGATGTATCGCCAAGAGGTCGACGGCGATTTCATCGACCCGATTGGCGCCATGTTTCAAAGGCACTGGCTACGCACGACCGACACGCGACCGCACAATGCGAAGTGGTTCCGCTATTGGGACTTGGCATCGTCGGTTAAGCAGAGCGCAGACTATACCGCGTCCGTCCGTGTGTGTTTACACGACGGCGTGTTCTATATTGCCGACGGTATCAAAGTGAAAGCGGAGTGGCCTGATGTACGACGCATCATGGTGGACACCATGCGCCGCGAAGCGGACACGACGCACGGCATCGAGAAAGCACAGCACGGACTCGCCGCAACGCAAGAACTGCGACGGCTTCCCGAGTTGGCCGACGTGTCGTTCAAAGGTATTGACGTCAAGGGCGACAAAGTCCAGCGCGCTATGCCTTGGGCGTCTAGAGCCGAAGCCGGAGCCGTGGCCGTGGTGAACGGTGCATGGGTTCGTGATTTCTTGGATGAGGTCGTCGCGTTCCCAAGCGCACCGCATGACGACTACGTAGACGCGGCCAGCGGTGCGGTCGCGATGATATCGAAGCCTCGCGTAGAATGGAGTTTTGCATGACCATGAACAACCCGGCATGGCTGGGTCAGTTACTGCGCAACGGGACAATCAAACAGCCCGACATCGCATACGCGCACGTGGCGCCGTTGTATCGTGCGGTCGAACTCCGTGCCGATGCACTGAGCAGCGTTCCGTATCGTCTGATGCGCAACGGTGTCGAAGTGGAATGGCCATGGAAGAAGAATTTTTCACGGCTCATCGCATCGACGGAACGAAGCCTCCTCGTCACCGGCGCGGCGTACTGGGTGCGTATCGTCAAAGGGCGCACACTGACCGGCTTCGAGGCGCTCAACCCTACCACGGTGAATTACCGCTACGATCCGAACATGGGCACGCTTGAGAATCCATACCTCGGCCTATCGTTCAACC